GGGCACTAAATAGGAACTATTACAAGATATTAAAGCATATCAAAAGTGAGCTCGCAGTTGATTTGTTTGCCATTTGTTACAGGGGTTTTAATGATAACACTTGCGGTAGTATTATCATAGCATGCCTGCACAAGTGCGTTGTCGGTGGAATTATACAGGTTAATATCCCTGTAAACGTTACCGGGGAGACCTGCAAAAGGTATATCACCAAACGCGGGCGCGACAGAAAATTTTGTGTTTGCAGGGGCGTCAGCGGTGAAATAGCCGTGAATTGCAATATGCAAATGCCGGCCATCGAAAGATGCATAACTTGCATCTGCCCCGTTAGTAAAGTCTGTGGCTGTCAGCTTGGTAATGTTATTGATCTTAGCTGTCGTGATGCTACGGCAAGTATTACGGCCAAGGGTCCAGGCACTTATCTGCTGGTCATACTCGGCATATTGGAAATCAATATTGCCACAGTCGTCTGATACATAAATACCAGTGCGCTGGCATTTCACATCATTTTTATTTGTGGCAATAATTGTACCCCGGATATTATAGCACCCTCCCAGTATTTGGATGCCGATATTATTTGCCTCGGCTCCTACAGGGACCTTAAACCCATTTGCATCGAGCAACAACCCGGAAAACACAATGTTGTTACTCGTGTTTTCGACGACTACGCCGTTTGCGTAGCTCTCCTGTACCTCGGTGTTACAAAATAGTTCACGTTTTGCGTGATACAAATGCAAGCCTATTGATCCCGTAATGGCGTGTGAAGCATCATAAGATGCACGCCATCCGTTCATCTTAATTGCCAGGTTACACCATTTATTAGCTTCTGTTTCGCACAGTACGCCGTTATAACAAAAAGTTACTACAATATTGCACAATTCAGAATCCGAAAATTTCGCGTCAATGCCCAAGTCGCAGGTATCCACAAACGCATTGATAATGGACACATACGCAATATAGAGACTTGAATTTATACCAATGGCCCACCCAGAAACAATGACATCACGGATAACACTATTGCGGCATTCAAGCGCGTAGGAATCGCCCTTGATCTTGCGATATTCTTCGTGATTTTGGTTTGCCGTGACCGTCCATGTTTTGTTACGGATATAAATGCCGGATCCTGCCCCGTTGATGGCCCCCACTCCATAAAGCGCCAGAGATTCGATACGAATCGTAAAATAAATGTCATCGTATGTATTGGGGGCCTTGTATTCGAGGTCGTAAATAATTCCATTGCTGGCGGTGATCCACACAAGGGCGGTGTCTCGCATGTTCTCACCGATTATTCCGCAACCTCTTTTCATATATAGGGCTGCCGACATATAATACGTTCCGCTTGGAAAATATACTGTTTTTCCGGCATCCAACAGTTGTTGTAGCGTCGATGTATTTTGTGCTGCTGCGCTCTGATCGTTTGCTTTAATACCTGCTCCCGGTGCCGACACATATGTCTGCATTTGATTGATGCTATTTTGTAGCTGGTTGTCGGCGTTCTCCCGGGCCGTCTGCTCCGCGTCAATAGCCGTCTGGAGCTGGTTGTCGGCGTTCTCCCGGGTCGTCTTCTCTGCGTCAATAGCCGTCTGGAGCTGGTTGTCGGCATCCTCCCTGTTCTGCTTTTCGGTGTCAATAGCCGTCTGGAGCTGCTGGTCGGCATTCTCCCGGGCCGTCTGCTCGGCGCTTAGGCCATCATTAAACGCGGTAATAAGGTAATGCAGAACTTCATTTGTGGAGCTGCTAACGCAGTTAGAGCCGGGCACGTAAGCATCACCGGCAATCATTGCTCTTGTGACACGTACAAGTGACCCGTTTACCCAGACAAGATCGTTGACAGCTCTTGCGGCTGTTGCGGTGGGGCTATGCCCCTCATCGTTGGGAGTGATGGCTTTTTTCACATCGGCCCAAAGCTCGTCGAAATTGCCAATTTTGGTCCAGAACTCGGCACGGTCCAGAGAAACACCGGACGGCACCGGCTTCACGGAAAGATAGGCGTTGCCGTTGCTGTCCACAACAACGGTGTTGGCCTCGTACTGGCTGGTAATGTCCCACTGAATCGGGTTTGCGTACTTGATCGTTGCCAGGCTGACGAAATTCGTCAGTTTGGTGTTGAATTCGTTCAGCTCGTCCATAATCCAATCAAGATTGAGATCATGGAAATTGGTGTAGGGCGCTTTGTGAATAGGGTTAATATTCATAAATCACATCTCCTTAATATACCAGCAGGCAAAAGTTTGCCCGGATGTCCATAACGATTTTTTGCACCGCATTTTCCATTGCAAGTGACAACTCTTTAGTAATGAGGTCTTGAGGGTCTCGCCCTGCCCGGCCCTTCTCGGTCACGGTATCTTTGTAGTTGTCGTGTGACTCCGAGGTGGTTGTATGATCGGTGGTGGTCGTATCCGTGCCGCTGCTGGTAATGGTGTTCCCAGTACCGAGGGCCGTAGTGCTCCTCTCTGCGGTTTGCAATGTCCCGCTGTCAAAACCCGTAACATCCCGGGTAGTGCTGTCACTGCCGTTATTTTGGCCAGTGGTGGTCAAGTTCGGCACTCTGGTTGTCGTTCCCTTGACGCCGTTTGTGCCGGTGCCGGTCCCGGAGTGGTCGGAAGTTCTGGTTCGGTCATCCGAAGCCAGTGTGTCGTATTCAAGGCCCAGTGCCTCCGCGTACCGGGTCCAGCTCGGGAGCATGGTTTCAGAATAGACGCCCAGCGCCCTGCGCATAGTGGGGCCATCCGCGTATAATACCTCCAATTCCAGCGTATCAAACAGTAATTGATTGCAAACAGCGTCTTTAGAGACATTGCCAGGGACTTTCAAGTCGTCGAACAGTTTCGGGTATCTTGCCAACAGGCCGTTAAAGCTCAATGTTGCGTGCATCGTTGTTCACCTCCTGCGCCCCAGTGTCGGGCGGAAAACGCCAATCGACCCATAAAGTAGATTTGTCAATTCCAAAGAGCTTGTGGACCCGCTCGCACCCATGCTGCAAGCTATCCAACCATAGCGATGCTTTGGCTGCTGTCTCAACGTTGTTAGAATTGACTTCGTCGGTCAACATCCGCTCTTTTTTGCTGGTGTTGGTGTTGGGGATGCCGACTTCCGTATCGAACAGGGCTTTAATGGTTTTAAGGGCTGTCAACAGTTCGTTGGTGATGAAGTTCCCTTTAAGGTCTGTCGCAAAGTACATCCAAGGGTCTTGCCCGGATGCCCCATTTTTAGGCGCTTTGAGCAATGAGGAATCCACAAACACGGCGGGGTCGCCCTGCATGATCTGGTCGAACATCTTTTTAAAAGATTCTGCACCGGCCTTGTTACCAGATGCAAACACATACGCCAACCGGCTGTTGATTAAATTGCTCTGGATGGTCTGGGCCGCAAGGGCCATCATATCCCCATAATAGGCCACAATATCAACCATCCCGCGGTAATCGGGTTGCAAATTGATGATCTCGCACTGCTTTCCGATCTGCAAATACGGGGACCCCTTAATAAAAGGGTTAGCAATGATGGAGTGTGTGGGGTTGTAGAAGATGTTAATGCCGGTGAGTCCCATTCGGTCATAAACAAGACCATAGCGGTCAGTATTGAACACCGTAACACCGCCCGAGCCAAAGACCAGATACTGCAAGCGGTTACTGGGCCATGTGTCGGGGAGCGTCCAGCGGACCATAGACACAGCTTCAAGGAACAGATATTTGCGGAAATAATAGGATAAGCTGTTGCCTTTGGTGTGCATCACGGAAGGAGTAACCGGCGACACATGAGCGTTGATTTGCTCATAGCTGTAGGGAGCACTCACAACAGACGACCTCCCTTCGCCATCTTAAACAGCAACCATACCGGCAATTTGCCAGTAGGCCACGGCCCGGGACCCGGGCCAGGACCCGGGCCAGGGCCAGGACCCGGGCCAGGGCCTCCGCCGGAGTCCCATTCTACTTCCCATGTGCCGACCTGATTCGGGATTCTGATAATGGTGGACGGGTCCCTCAGGTTTCCGGCGGCATCGGCGTACTCCCAATGCGTGTGAATGCCCGTTGCGTTGCCGGTTTTGCCCTGCGTGCCGATAAACTGACCCTTGGAAATAGTGTCGCCCACGTTCCAAATTTGCGAGGCAAAGTGCGCGGCTCGCCAGGTGGTGCCGTCGGCCATCCGTACTTTGATCATATTGCCCCAGGACTGATCGCCCGAGGTGCTGCCATTCCAGTGCTGGGCCACAACAACAACTCCTGACTCGGGCGCGTAGGCTTTATGATCGCCGTGCACCGTGTCAATGCCCCGGTGGGGACTTCCATCCGAGTACGCCGGATAACCGGCGGTGACTCTTATTGGCGACACGTCAGTAATACACTGTTTATATACTGCCATTGTTTACGCCTCCTACTCTAAAAAGAATCCATTTTTCATATAGCTTTTGACGCTGTCGATCTCGGCGGCTGTAGCGGGTAACGCAATATCGGGGTCGTCGACCATCATGAACCCGGGGATACTGAACAGCTGCACTTTCTGACACAGGGGCCGTCCGTGGTCCTCGTTGTTGTCGTCGACCAGATCATAAAACGCACCTGTCAAATATGGGGTGATGCCATATTTTGCAACGCTGGCCACACCACCTTTTGATTGACTCGAAACGGTCATTTGCTGGGCACCGGAGGCAATACCGTTTATAACATCGCCCCCGCCGAAAAAGGACTCGATACCGCCTGCAACAGCACCCAACGCGGTTTGAATCAGCCCACCCAAACTTGCTAATTCATTTACATTGGTTGTGATCTGCGCCAGCTGCACAGGTACCGAGACGTTGCCGGACGTGGAAAAGAAAATTGTATTGAAATCTTTATTAAATGACAAGTCCAGTATTGCATCGCCGGTACGGTAATCAACAGTTAATCTACAATACAACGTGCTTTGCAACACAAACAGGTTAGCATTTAATTTGATTTCCCCAAAGGGCGGACAATACAGCGTATACTCGGAATAGGGTGCACCGTCTGTATAAACGCCCCTTGTAATGTGCTGCGGATGATGGGGGGTTGAGATGCTGAACGTAAAAACGTTTTTGTCATTGGTATTCTGAATGACATAAGCGTTCCCCACGTTTTGCATTTTCCACCAACCGACGGGGATTTCTGTTATGGGGGTGCCAATGGCAGCGTTGCCACACGGTATCCAAAACGCTTTTGAAATGTACTGAATAGGATTGAACAACGCTTTAGTTAAGTTGCTGCTGATCTCTTCGGCGCTAATATCCAGATAATCAGTATTTTGCAAAAGAGCCGCCATAAGCTTTTGAAACGTGGTGCCACTCATTGCAAAATAAATCGCGCCACCGAATGATACATACCCCGGGGCATTGACCGCCACAACAAAAAAACCTTGACTGCCGCTTTCCGGGTCGTCCGTGAAAGGCGTTGAATTTGCGTAAAGGGTCCTCGTGGTAATCGTTGCTTTGGTGGGGTACAAATTATCTGCAATTTTAGGGTCGAATTTGGCGGACGACCTCACCACGTATTCTGTAGAATTGCCAATCTGTTCGCGATAGCTTGCAAGAGTGTCAACAGTCAGCGACGCAATCCAAAGCCCATCGGAGTATGTCCAGTTCTTCACCCAGTAATACCGGTTGAATGTAGGCAGATAGCAATAGTTATATCCCGTCGGGTCGCTTTGTGTTGCAATCTTGATCTCGGGGTCAATGATGTTGCAAGGGGCTTTAAGGTCAATTCCGAAATCCTGCCCACCGCTGGGCCGCTTTGTGCTGTTTGTGCGCTTTGCAAACTGATAAAAGGTAGCTTGCATTTTGCACCTCCTATAAAATAACCGGCGGGCAGATGCCCGCCGGTGCCGGTCAGGACTTCGAGGGGTCCGCGTCCTTGTGCGTGGTGGTTTTCAGGGTGGAGGCTTTTGACACCTGGTCACCGCTCGGCGCGGTAACGTCGCCGGAGGTCATCAGGAAGAGCACGGCGTTCTCGGTGAAGTCATCGTACCACGACCACCCGTAGTGATACCAGAAATTCGTATACAGGCCGCGGGCGTTCATGGGCGTAGAAACCACGCGGGACAGCTTCGGAGTGTAGCCGATGGCATCCCAGTCCAGCAGGCATCCGAACACATTGGTGAGCTTCACCGCGTCACGCTTGTAGGCTTTCCCGGTAGTGTTGGTCACGATAGGTGTTGCAGAAATGGTCTCGCGCTCGCCGATGTTCTGCCAGAAAGTGACCTGTTCCGCGTCACGGTATTTCAACATATTGTCATGGAACACTTCGGGAATCACGCGGGCGTCGATCTGGCTCTGCGTGCCACTGTACAGATAGAGGTGCTGGCGATCATAGGGAGTGTGTCGCATGATGTTGTACGTCGTGCTGCCGATCGTCCAGTTCTGATGCCAGTTGATGGTGCGTTCTTTCATAAGGCGGGAAATATCATTGATACGGCCATAGGCGTATTTTGCGAACCCCGGGAAGTTCGCTTCCTTGTACACGTCCTGCACGGTCAGTTTCGTGCCCTGCTGGGCGTTGTACTCGTCAAGCAGATAAATGACGCTTTTAGGGCTGGTCACCGTCATGCCGGTCAGATGATTGGCCATCAGGTTGTTGGCAAGGTTACGGCGGTCCGCCTCGATCTGGTTCGACAGATGCAGCACGAACGAGGACCAGAACTGCGCCAGTTCCTCGGGGCCTTTGAAGGCCGCTTCCATCTGGGTATCAGCCTGCGTGTACACGCGGCTGTAATTGGTCTGGCCATAGTAGTTAGTTTGAAGGACTTTAGGCTTATGGACTTCATACATATCCACGCTTTGGCCGTCCACCAGCGCCCACGCCTTATCGGTGACGGGGTCAGTGTCGCAGAAATTGATCTTCCGCACATGGTTCGACCAGTCGTCACCCGTGACCTGCAAGCGCTTCAGGGGCGCATCGTAGGGACGGACAGCAAAGATGGTGCGGCCCAGTACCTGGCTGATTGCCTTGGTGTAATTGTCGGGACCGGTCTGCAACGTGGCCTGCGCCACAGAAACGAAATCGTATGTGTTCACGATGGGCGACGTCGGCGTCTGCCCGGTGGCCAGTTTGTTGATCTCTGTCAGAATTGCGGCAATGTCCGCAAAATCCATACCGGTAGGCATATTACTTCACTTCCTTTCCATAAGTCGGGTCGATGATTCGGGCTGTCACCGTTGCGGCATCTGCCGCCGGCTGCTGCTGGATGCCAAGGCCCAGCGCGTTCGCCTGCAACGTCTGGGTCATGGTCTGCATTGCCTGGGCGTTGGTCTGCTGGCCCTGCAAAATCTGCTGCAACAGGGTTTCGAGGCCATCGTACTGCGGCGCGGGCTGCGGCACGGGCTGCGGCGCGGGCTGCGGCACGGGCTGCGGCACGGGCTGCTGCACGGGCTGCGGTGCAGGCTGCGGCACGGGCTGCGGCACGGGCTTCTGCACGGGCTGCGGTGCAGGCTGCGGCACGGGCTGCGGCACGGGCTTCTCCATAGCTTCGATCTCTGCTTTGGTGTATCCGGCCATTGCAAGGGCTGCTTTTTCACTGATTTTCAACTTTTGTCGCCTCCATTACAACGTATGTGTCATGTGCCAGGCATTTAACGACCTGGTCTTTGTCTCCTTTGGACAGCGGGCCCACCGCGCAACACTGCCGCGTGTGAGCGACGTCTGCCCAGTCGCTATAGTAGCCGATTTTCAAACGAGTGCACAGGTCAGCCAGCAGAAACGCACGCTCGTTTGTGATCGACTGGGCGAAAATGATATAACAACCCATGGTCAGCTCTCCTTCTTGATGTCGTCCAGGGCAAGCCGCATCTCGGTAATAGCCGCAGTGTTCTCCTTGACAACGGTATTACACTGATACCACATCAGCAGAAAAGCAGCGATAGGAAACCCCACATTAGAAATAGCCTGAATCACAGTATTGGCATCCATTTTGTGCACCTCCCTTACAGATACAAGTAAATCCCAGGTTCTTGCGCTGGCTGACGCATGCCCGCCCCTTCTGGGGGCTGCCTGTGGGCACCTGGGATTGACTTTAATATATACTACCCGTATAAAAAAGTCAAGTACCGCAATACTCGCGAAAGAAAATTTCATCCGAGTAGCGCTCAAACTCAATTTGCCTCTGCAAATACGCGGGCCAGATATACCCATACGCGGCCCTGAATCGTTTACGCTCATAATCGCCAGTGCCGTATGTGGGCATCTCGCCCGACCTGTGGCGGCACACATAGTAAAGGGGTTTGCTCTTATGCTCATAAATGCAGCACCGCCCAATTTGAACAAGTGGGTAGTATTCCCGGAGGGGCCGGGATACAACAAGACTTTTCTCCTCGGCGCTGTACTGGTTTTCAATAGCGGACCTATAAAAGTCCGTTCCGGTCATGGACCTATAGAGGGCCGTGTTGGCTTTCTCTTTGGCAATAGGGCTGTCCACAAGATCAATCAAAAGAATCCCTTTATCGGCCAATAGCTTGACGCGCTCTTTCTTGCCGATCATCTTTTCGACTGTATCGGTGATTTCCCACTGCATATAATAGGGGTTCGCCATGCCAACAGCGTTCGACATACACAACAGCGTCAGGGGCTTTTGCCCTTGCAATTCGCGGTTACGGTTGACTGTCTCATAAATGTTGGCAAGGCCCACACCCTCACCCCGCCGGTAATAGTCAGATTCTTCTTTCTGGTACTCGTCCAAGATAATTATATTGGTATGGGGGCTTGAAAAACCACGGGTGCGAGCAAGAGTTACCACACTACCCACGACGCCCGACATCTTGGCCGGTTTTATGGGCGCTCCTGTATCCGTGTAGGCTCCTGCGTTGCCCACTTCATACAGTCCCGCTATTTTGGGCAATTTGAACGGGGCGTAATGTGTTTGCAAATCGTCGTTCAACGGAGACCACGGCCACATACTGGGTGAAGCGCAAATAAGTTCCGCCTGCTGCGGCGTGCGGCGCAGATATAGAAATTCTTCCTCGGTCTGATGCACGTGCTTTAACGCTCCGTAGGTCTTGCCGGTACCACGTCCGCCCCAAATAAAAATAATAGATGCCCCCGTTGACAAAATGCCATCCTTTTCAGAAAAGTTCGGCCAACCTTCATCAGTGTACAGTTTAATCATCAGACAACCTCCATAATCTTGTACCCTAATATCTTTGCGTATTCGTCGGTAATTCCCAATGTGTACGTATTATCACAAATACACAGGTTTCTTGTTATATGTACCGTGTGCCCATCAACCACAAAATCGGGCACATTGGGCCGGTCATTATAAATAACCTGATTTCCGGCGGCAAGACAGAACGTAAAGCCGGGCTTGAACACCTCAAAACCACCCCAAAGGGCCAGCTCCAAACCGCCTTTCCGCTTGCTAACTCCTGCTATGGTAGTAGTAATTGGCCCGCCCTTTTTATAGGTAGTCGCGTATTTTTTTGCGCCCCATGTCATAAACTCCGCATAGCTGCGCTCTTGCTCGTATACCCCCATGTAATGAGTATTGCCTTTGGGGTCTGTAGCGCAAGCGCCGTTATCTTTCGCCAGCTGCTTCACAGATTTGTTGAACTCCGCTAAATCAATATTACCCATGTATTTGACGCTGTCAGTGTCGCAGTACACACCATTCTTGCCTGCGGCCCATTGCGCTATTTTTAGGCGCTTGCGAGTGTGGGCCGTTGTCCATACGCCCCATTGATACGGTAAGAACAAGTGGGGACGGTGGCCGTTATAACTGCCCTCCGGGTCGTCGGTACACTCGCTCCAAAGATTGTCGGGGTCATCCTCGTCAAAAAGTGTGTCAAGCTGCAAGGGGTCTTGTGCGGTCATGCCGTAATAGCTATTGAGATCGCCCTTGGCCTTGACATAATACAAATCTTGACCGGCCACACCTTTAAGAGATGTCTTGCCGGTATAGCTCTCTTTTACACAATCCGTCAAGGGCTTTGGCAGTTTGCCATAATCGGACGTGTACAGGTTCAGAACGTTAAGGGCGTCCCAGTCATATTCTTTGGCAATGATTCTAAAATCTATATCGGTTATGGTGATCTCCAACTGTTCAGCAGACAACAGACGGCCATTGTCGTTAATGTATCCTTCACAGTGCCGAACCTTTGCAAGGGGAATATAGGGGAACCCCCACCACTTAAAGCGCTGGCGCAAACCTTTTACTTGCAAGCGCATCAAGCAAGCCTTGCCGTGCCTCATACATTGCATTAACCTCTCTACGGTGGCCGGTTCCTGCCTAAATGGTGTCATAGGAAAATAACATTCGCATTGAACGGCAGGATAGGCGCTTGACATATCCACGGAACCGACGTTTTCCAAATGTAACCCCACATAATAGCGGTTGGCGTGCGTGTCACCACCTCGGAACGCCTCCCGCAGCATTTGGTACAATTCCCACGACGGCAAAAGGCGCTTGACCCGTTTAATGCCCCATTTATACATTGCTTCTCGGGCCATTCGTCTGACATAACCGGTGCGCGTCAACGGCAAAGTATAGAGGTCGTCCCCATCTCGGTTCATCTCGATTAACAGGCACTCCACAATACACCGAACATCATTGACACAATACGCTAATTCTGTAGACGTTAAAGGCGTCCATGGGTAGCGAACCTTTGAATAATCAAGTGCCCCCGTCAATTTGGCATGAGGGGCGCCAAGCTGTTTGCCCCAGGCATCAAGGGATAAATTACTGTGTCGCATACTACAGCGGTACTCAATGGCGCGGTTGTCACATTTTAAGACCCTACGGGGTTTGCTGGCGAACACATCACCCGGGCCAAAATCCAGAACACCCGACAAATATTGAAATTCGTGTGCGAGGTTGTGAACATACATGCACAGATACCAATCACCTTGCGGGCCGCTGTTTGCTTGCAAATAGTCGCTGATTGCTCCCGTAAAGTTCAACCACTCGTCCCACGTCCTACCAATAATAGTAATATCCAGACCGAGTTGACACTGCCAAATATACATTATGGTGTGGGGATTGTCGTTGGCATCAACACATACTCGGCTAGTCTCAATATCAAACGCGCACGGCATATTCACATACAAGCGCTTCTTGTTCGTTTTGCGTTTCTTGCCTTTTGTGTGTTTGCGGTCTAAATGCTCCATAAGCCATGGGACAGGGTTATAATTACAAGCCTCCGCCAAAACCTCCGCGCAGGTCGGCGGAACTGCTGCCGTCGCTATAGTCCCATTCTTTGCCATAGTTGACCTCGCCTTGCTGCCACTTTACAAAATCGTCGATACTGACATTGTAGCCGCCTTTCTCGCGCCAGTACATAACCGGCTGATCAGACGGATAGTAATATACGCCCGATGCTTTCACGATCTCCCACCATTCCAACAGAGCCGTGTACTGATCCTCGGGCACGTCGGCTACATCAATACCACCGACTTTCATTTTTTGTTTAAATTCCGCACGGGCACCGCCCACGGTGGAACCTTTAGAACGCACAAAACGCGCTACATCCGCAAGCGCCTGTTCCAATGCTTTGCGGTCTCCTTGCATTGCCTTCAGGGTGGGGAAACCTCCGGCAAATTCTTTATAAACGTCGCTTGTGCCGCTGATGGGGTCTTTTGATAATCGCTTAATACGTTTCTGCGCAATGTCACGCAGTCGGGTGTATTCTTTGCGCATCTGATTATCTGGCCAAGACTCCAAGGCATAGGGGGTATACAGCTCGGTACTGTATTTAAGGGTTGCACTTGCTTTAGCTGCGCCTACCGCCATGCTTCTCGCGCTCCTTTCTATCCATTATCATATAATACCAGTCCAGAGGGTCCGCTTCAATGCCCAATCCGTTGAAAATGATTTTGGCCCATTCAGAGCGGAAAAACTTAACATCTTTGGATGCGACTCCACTATATACAATGGCCGTTGCGAGGTAGATCGAAGAATCGTCACAGTTAAGCAAGGACATTCTATTATCTTTACTTTTCATGGGGCCTCCTATAATAAATATGGCCGCCGCATGTGCGGCGGCCATTGGGTAGATCAAACCAGATTCAAAGACAAAACCTGGCCTTTTTTGGTGCTGATCAGCACCGGTTTGATCTGCACCGGCTCCGTCCACGTATCAGGAGTGCCGAGCAGCGTAAACATCCGTTTCAGAGACTGATATACGCCCACGGAAACGCAGGCATACGACTGACCATCTTCGGTAATGAGGACAACGCGGGGGGCAATCGTCTTACCCTCGGGGGCATCGTCCTTGCTGACCTCCACGCACTCTACAGACACATGGACCAGCGAAAGCACCTCATTGACGTGCTCCTTCAGCTTGTTGGCGGGGTTGCTCGTCGCATTGTAGAATGCAACCGCGGCAGATCGGTCAGAGAGGTTCATATCGGTGTACCCTACACCGGTGTTCATCACATCGGATACCATCATAGCACCTTTGTTCTCGGACTTCATCATCGATTCAGACATAATATAACTCCTTTCATTATGTGCCCTGTCATTATCAATACCGGGCGGGCGGTCCCGATAGACGGCCCGGAGGCCGTTTCGACTTATTTTTTGTTATAAAAGGAATACATGGCCCTCACCCCATCACGCACACGGGCCGCACCCTGATACATAAGATCGGCTGAAACGCACGTTCCTTTAAAGCCCTCAAGGGTGCGTACTTGCTCGTTGCAATGGATGAGAGCTTGCCTGTAACCGGCCAACCAGGCCCGATCTTCTGCGGCTCGGATAGCGTCCTTCGGGTCCTCATACTCGCACCACGTCAATTTGCCGTCGGGGTGAATTTCGATAATGAATTTACGCATTTCCATTTGTAAAGTCTCCCTTCTGCCGTCCAAACATAATCATTGCAAGACCGACAAGCACCTTAATACTGTCGATGATGTCATCCTCGGTCAGTTTTTGCAGGTTCTCACCATCAAGAGTAATGTTACCATCGGTTAAAATGATTTTAATCGTGACTTCTTTTTTCATTGTAGAACCCCCTTTCTTGTTTCTTTCATTGTCTATATTATACCATACACTAAATTGTATATGTTGCTATATACATTGTAAAAATTGCTGT